TTTTTTGATTAAGATTATCATCAGTATTAGAATTAAAAAAACCTTCTATATTATAATTATTAATATAAAAAACGGTGAAAATAACAATAAAAATTAAAACTATATAAAATATATAAAAATCAACACAATCTTCATCTTCATTAGAATTAACTAATTTATATTTTTTACTCATTATATAAAGAAATTATATATAAAAATATTGTTTAAATTAATTTTTTATATATATATATTTATATATATAATGAGTTATTCAACCCAAGGTGCATCAAATAGACAAATTTATGATTGTTGTGATTATGCCCAGTCATTAAAACAATCAGTCGATCCCTTACAATATGATTTATATTTTGGAGCAGTTGAAAATTGTAATAAATGTATTGATAAAAAAGCATGGTTTAAACAAGATGCAGAAATAGTAAACATTGAATCCGATTTATTAAATTTAACTAGACCATTAAGTAATTGCGATCAATACAAATACAATCCTAATTGTAAACCAAGTCCTGCTTGTATAAGTACTTTTGATCCAAAAGCTCCAAAAATTTTATCACCAAGTTTATGTCCAATTGTTTATAATAATATTCCAGTTCAAACTAATCCAGGATATACAGTTCCAAATCCAGCTAATATTTGTTTAGCAAAAAATGATTGGAGAGAAGTTGATGATGTTAATACATATAAACAATATCAAGAAAACAATAATAGAATTTTAGGAAATAATGATGATCCTCAAAATGTATATATGTTTATGAATAGTTGTTCAAATAAACCATTATATGATGGTGAAGTAGAGAAAGTAAGACCTTATTTAGCAGAAAGTACTGATTCAGCACCAATTCCTGGAAGTATAAATAGAATTCCTTTACCAGAAGGTGGATTAAAATTAGATAACAGTGTAACTAGTGAACAAATGTATATGGAACAACCAGCTCCTCATGCTTATGATTATGAATCAGGATCTGAATATGAATCTGAACCAGAAAATTATGTAATATAAATTAATATTTTTTAAAAACATTATAAATAAATAAATATATATAATTTATTTATTTTTCTTATGTAAATTATATAATGAATAATATTACCCAAGAATATTTATCATTTCAAAATGATTGTAGAAGCAATCAAACTAATAATGATACCCAAACACAATCATATGATAACAAAGTCAATGCTTGTTCAAATTCAGGTTTTAATTATGGAAGATCTGATTTATTAAATTATGATCCTCAAACAATTAAAGATGATATTGAACAAAGCACAGCACCATTAATGTCCGTTTTAGATCCTAATAGAGTTAAAAATTGTAATCAATGTTTATCTTTAAATGGTCCAAGAGCTAGTCATAATGGATGGGGAGATAATATTCCTATTCCAAGTCCAGGAGTAACACCAGCACAACAATTAGTAGATATTGATTCAATTATGTCAAATAGAAATGTTAAAGCATCAAATTCCAAAAAAGGAAAAGTAAATGATGTAGATGTATTTAAATTTAAAACATATGATTGTTCATTATGTAATAAAGATTTAGATCCACTTTCAAGTTTATTAACATATCCAAAACAATTATATAGAGAAATGTCAGTAAATAGATTTTATGATTTAAATTTAAATCCTCAAACTAATATTTATTATGATTGGGCACAAAATTCTCAATTAGAAGCAAGTGATAATTATGATTTACCTTATCCTTACTCTTTTGATATGTCAGTATTACCAAAACCAGTTGAAGGTAAACCTACAAAATGTGAAACAGTTTGTAAACAAAATTGTAATACAAATGTATTAATGAATAATAAAAATTTTGAAGAAGATAGTGATAATGAATTAGATCAAGAAATATATGAATCTGATTCTGAAACTGAATATTAAGTAATTTTTAAAAAATAGTTATATATAACTATTATATATAACTTTATGTCTAATAATAATTATCAAAATGAAATTAATAATATTTATAAAAATAGTATTAATAATGATAAAAATATTTATGAAAAATCTAGAAAAAAATTATATTATAAAATAAGTGATTTATATAAAGAATCAATGGAACCTAATATTAATATAATAAATAATATTTGGAGAATAAATCAAGATAGTATAAATGAATTAAATAATGAAAATAATTTTAATAATGAAAATAATTTTAATAATGAAAATAAATCGATAAAAAAAACATATACTAATAATATAGAAACTATGAATAATATAGAAGATAATTCAAATGATAGTCAATTTTCAGATAATTATTCGATTGATTCAAATTTATATAAAAATAAATTAAACGAGAATATTTCACAACAATCAGATAATTATTCAAATGATTCTAATATTAATCTAAAAGTAATAAATCAGCAAGATAAATTTTTATCAGATGTAGTTACAAATTTATCTGGTCAGGATTATAAAAAAGAACCAAATAAACAACAACAAAATGGTAATAATGTAAATTATTTGAAAGAACAATTTGGAGAATTAAAATTTGATCATAATGGAATTCCAAATACTATACAAAATGGAAAACAAATGTTAAATATGTTTAATGATAAAATGAATAATTTTCCTCAAAGTAATTTTGATCCAAATTCAAATGGTAAATATAATGTTACTAATGATATGACCCATAATAATATGATGCCATCATTTTCTTCTAAAACATATGGTTATAATCCTATGTTAGAAAAAGAATTAGGAAATTTCTCTACAAGAAAAATAGAATTATTTTCTGGTTCTGATCAAAATCCACAATTTAAACATAAACAAGAAGTCCCTTATTTATTTCCAATGGATACTAATAAAGTTGAATCAGTAACTGGTTTACCAAATTTTAATGATTTCTTTGAATCGAGATATATTCCCTCTGATAAAAGACAAAGTGAAAAACCATTTCAACCAGTTAGAACGACTCCTGGTTTAAATTTAGGTTATAATGAAACTGGTAATACTGGTAAACAAGATTTATTTAGAGTTTTACCAAAAACAGTTGATCAATTAAGAACAGTAACAAATCCAAAAGTAACTTATAATACTCCAATAGTTCCTGGTTTAAAATATGGAAAACCTGGTTTAATTGGTAAAGTTATTCAAAAAGGTCCTGATAGATTTTATTATAACACTAAAGATTCATTATTACCTCAAAAAGGTGATCATGTTGCACCAGCTATATATGGAAAATATATTGTTGATACTACTAATAGAGAAATTGATGGTTCAACAGTTCATCTTAATCCATTAGAATCTAAAGTATCTAAAAATACTCCTGAATATTTACAAGGACAATTTAAAAATCCTTTCAAAATAACAAATGAAGAACCTGGACCTAGAAATGTTCAAAGAGATACTAGAGGTCAAATTATTAATCAAGAAACATGGACACCAGATGTTACTCAAAGAGAATCTGTAAATTATGGTGATAATTATAATGGTGTAATTAAAGGTAATAAACAACAAACATTTTTAACAGATTATGATGCAACATTTGATTTAACTCAAAGAAATATAAATCCCGAAGCAGATATAACAAATTTAAAGGGTAATCATTTTGAAGTGCCTTTAATAAATTATTTAAATTATATTCCCGATACAACAAAAAAAGAAATATTATTAGCAAATAATGGTACACAAAATATTACAAATGTATCAAATAGTATTAAAAGTTATTTATTTAATTCAATAAATTCAATTCCAGATCAAACATTAAGAGATTTAATTGCAAGTAAGATTATTTTAACAAATGTTAAAGGTAATGAAAATAAAAATTATTTATTTAATAATACAAATAGTATTCCTGATACAAATATGAGAAATTTATCTGAAAATAATTTAATATTAACAACATTATCTAATCATGAAAAAGGATATCTTTTTAATAATATAAATGCAATACCTGATACTACTTTAAGAGATATTGTAAATGCAACATGGGGATCTGGTGGTGTTGGTATAAAAGGAAATCATAATCCTGGATATATTTATAATTATAAAAATGCAATACCTGATACTACAATGAGAGAATTAATAGAAAATATTCAACAAATTGCTAATGTTAAAGGTAATAATGGTCAAATAAAGCAATATTTATATAATTATATTAATTCAATGCCTGATACTACTTTAAGAGAATTAACAGAAGATAAAATAGTATTAACTTCACTAAAACCAATACAAATGAGATCATATTTATTAAATTATCTAAATTCAGTTCCTGATACAACATTAAGAGAAATGACAGAAGATAATAAAAATTTGATTGGTCAAAAGGGTAATTATAATAATGAATATATGTTTAATTATGAAGGAGGTATACCTGACACGACAATGAGAGAATTAATTGAAGATTTAAGACAATTAACTAATGTAAATGGTAATCATAAAGCGACATATTTATTAAATTATATAAATTCAATACCAGAAACTACATTAAGAGAATTAACAGAAAATAAAAAAGATTTAACAAATATTAAACCATTAGCTATGAAAGAATATTTAATAAATTATATTAATGCAACACCTGATATTACTTTAAGAGAATTATCTGAAAATCAAAAAAATATTATTGGAACAAAAGGTAATAAGATTCTTGAAACTGGATTTAATTATGCTAATGGTGTTCCTGATGTAACAAATAGACAAATGTCTGAAAATCAAAAAAATATTATTGGTACAAAAGGCAATCAACATAGTGAATATATATTTAATTATAAGAATGGAGTTCCTGATGTAACAAATAGACAAATGTCAGAGAATCAAAAGAATATAATAGGAACAAAAGGTGATGGTACAGAATTAAGAACAAGATTAGATTATGATAATGCTATATTAAATGTAGAAAAAGAAGTAGTAGCAAAAGGAAGAAAACCAGTTACAGTAAAAGATAACAAAGGTCCAACTACTTTATTTACAGAATATATGTTTTGCGATGATACAGCATCAAATAGACCTGTATATTCTGGTACAAAACCGTTAGGAAATATTCCGAATGAATTGTATAGTTTTTCAAATAATTAAATAAAATTTTATAATAAATGTAAAAAAATACTATTTTACATTTTTTTGATCAAATCAATAATTAAGTGAGAATCAATTGGTTTAGTTAGTAAATATTTATAATTAGAAAATATAAATTTATTAATAAAATTGTATGTTTCTAAAATTTGATAACAAGAATTAGCACCAGCAATAGTAATTGATCCAGTTTCAAAAACAAATATACTAATAGTTTTATTTAATCTAGGTATTAAATATTTTACATTAACACATGCATGAACAATAGGATCGAATGCAGCATCATAACCATTTTCTAATAATAGTTGATGTAATCTTTGTCTATTAATTTGAAATTTAACATTAAAGTTAGTATTAATCATAACAATATTAAATTTTTTTACATTATTAATATCTAAATTTTCTTGTGGAATAATAGAGTTTTGTATTATTTTATCTTTATAATTTTCTTTACCATAATTCTCTAAATTTTCTAAATTATCAATAAAATTAATTTTTTTTATTTTCATTTCTTTAGTTAAAATACCTTTTGAAACCTTTAATTTATCAAATAGAATCTCTAAACTTTTTTTAATATTATTTAAATGTTTACATCCAGTCATTTGAATAGATCCATTTATAAATAATTTAATATTTACAGTTTTAGTTCTTTCTTTTAATGATAATTGTTCTGGATCTAAACCCATTAGAGTAGCAGATCTAAAAATAAGAGAAACTTGATTAAAAAAGTTTTTTTTTTCTTTAGTTTTTTTCTTTTTACCAGTTTTAATTTTTTTAACATTGACTAAATTATTAACGATACGATTTCCATATCTTTTACCAATAATAATATCATCATAATCATTAAAATATAATCCAATATTTTCTACATTAAACATAACATTTAATGAACATGTTACAGTAGCTGTAGATATAATTAAATCATAAGGTAAATTTAATAATTCTAATTTAGATTTATATAAACCATTAATTAAATCTGTCATTTATAATATAATTTAATTATTTAATAATATAATCAATTTTTATTATATATATAAATGGAAAAAATAAATAATAATTCTACATCTTTTCTTAAAACCGTACAAAATAATGATTATTCAAGTAATATAAAAAATACTTTTGAAAATGATAAATTATTTAAAATAACTAATGATTATTTAAATTTAAAACAAAAATTAAATAAAATTATAAATAAATTATCTTAAATATAAAAATAATAAAAATATTATTAATGAAAGATAAATATTATTTAACTATAGATGTTGGAACTAAAAATTTAGCATTATGTTTATCATCTTATACAAAAAATGAAAATACTAAAAATATTTTAGAAAATATTAATATTATTGATTGGAATGTTTTAGATGTTTCTTTTAAATCATTATATTGTAAAGAAATAAAAAATAAAAGAGCAATATGTAATTGTGTTGCTAAATATTATTCTTTAAAAGAAGGAACTGAAGATCATAATAATACAGAAAATTTAATAGGATATTGTAAAAAACATACAAATATAATTAGAAATAATAATAAAAATAAACAGAATATTCCAATAAAGTTATTTAAAATATCATCAAATCCAATTTATAAAAATAATTTTAATACTCAAATAGAAAAATTATTAAGAGCATTAAATGATTATTACAATAATATTATTTTAAAACCATATCATATAATAGATAATAAATTATTATTTATTAAAAATTTAAAAATTTATATTGAAAATCAACCCGTTTTTAAAAATCCTATTATGAAAAGTATATCAGTTGCTATTTTCACATTTTTTTCATTAAAAAAAATCCAATATAATAATATAATTAGAGATGTAAATTTTATTAATGCAACAGTTAAAACAAAAAAAGATTTTATAGAAAAAATAAGTGAAACATTTTTTACAAAATCATTAATAAATAATTTTAATTTATATAATAATCGTAAAAATTTTAGTGAAGATATTGTTAACCAATTTATTCAAAAATTAAATTATTCTAACAAAAATTTTAATAATATTATTAATATTTCAAATTATATTATTATTAAAAAAAAAGATGATTTGGCTGATACATTTTTATATTTAATATATTTAATTATTTATTCAATATAATTATCAATTTGTTTTGAAGCAATATTATTTACTGGTTTTTTTCTTTTAACAATGTTTTTATCATTATTAATAGATGAATTAAAAATAGAACTTACATTTAAATTTTTATTATTTTTACTATTTGTAATCTCTTCAAAACCATAATTAATTGGTAAAAATGGTGGCATCAATTTATGATATTCTCTCCCTAAAATTTTAGAATTTTTTCTAAATTCTTCAATTGTTAAAGGACCTCCATATTTTTTTAATAATTCTTTTTCACCTGCAATATTTATTTCTATATCTTTCATTGATTTTATTTTATCTTTATTTATTAAATAATATAATTGTTTTAATAAACTATATCTATCCCACACTTTATCATCATTTAAATGAATATTATATGCACCTGCACAATTAAATGAACAAAAACATCCAGATACATAGAATTTTTCATCTGAATATTTTTCTGGTAAATATGTTGGTAAATTATCAAATTTATAGGTACACCACCAGCAATTTAAATTTGTTTTTTTGGGAATTATTTTATTATTATTTAATTCGAATAAATCTAAATCTATTGGATAAACCTTTACTTCAGTTGAATACATTGGAGTAATATCTGTTATATATTTTTTTAATTCATCATTTTCATCTTTTAATTTCTTTATAATATAAGTAAATTTTTTATAATTATCATTATATTTATCTTCTTTTGTTTCATCATCATTGCTATCTATATCTTCACTATTATTTACTATAGAATCATTATCTGTTAAAAAATTTGTTATTGTTAAATTATCTGTATTTATTAAATCATTATTTGTTAAAGGTAAATGTAATATTATCTCATCTTCTTCTTGCTCTTTATTTATATCATTTTTTGTTACCTTTATTTTCGATATATTATTTAATAATTGAGCACTTTTTTTTGGCCTTCCTCTCTTTTTCTTCTCCGTAAAATTTATTTTATTTAAATCAATAGCATTTAATATATCATTTGAATTAATAGGTTTATCTTCCATTTGATATTAATATTATATATCTATATTTCTTTATATTTTTTATCTATTATTCAATTTTTATATCATTAATATATTATTATTAATATATTAATTTTTATTAAGTTTCTATATTTATTGCTCTTTTATATTTTCTTTTGGAATATGTTGATTGATTATTTTTAGAACCAAAACTTCTTCTTTCTATTTTTACAGACGATTTTTTTGATGAACTCTTTTTACTACTATCATTTGATTCTTTTGATTCACTAGTTTCTTCACTATTAGAATTATTAGATTCATTAGATTCATTATTATCATCTATTTTTATATTATTAATATTTTTTTTCATTTCATTTAATTGATTATTTATTTCCATTCTTCTTTGCATATCTAAATTACTATTATTTATATTACCTTGCATTGAATCTCTTATATTACCTTGCATTGAATCTCTTATATTACCTTGCATTGAATCTCTTAAATTATTTTGCATACTATTCATATTTTTCATATTTTGCATATTTTGCATATTTAACATACTTTGCATATTTTGCATATTCTGCATATTTTGCATATTCTGCATATTTGGCATATTTATATTCTTCATATTTGGCATATTCTGCGAATTATTCATATTTTGTGAATTATTTTTTTTACTTTGTTCTAATAATTGTCGAGTTTTCTCAAATTCTTCTAATTTCTTTTTTTGGGTTATTAATTCTTGTTGTTTTTGTTGTAAAAACATCATATCTTTCATTTGTTGATTGGCTATTTCATGTTCATCTTTTGATTTATTATTTAATATTTCATTTTTCCTATTTTGCTCATCTATCATATTTTGATAGGCAGCATTTGGATCTGAAGATTGTGGATTTTTATTCATCATATTACCTATTTGTCCACTAGTTGCAACACTATTTAAATGAAATTTAAGAGCACTACCACCAATCATTAAAACTAATTTTAATTCAGGACTCATACCTTTACCAGGTTTATTATATTTTTCATAAATTTCTCCAAAGACATCATAATAATTATTTATATCAGCATTAATTTGTTCTGACCATCTAGATAATTTTAAAGAAAATGGATCATATTTTTCATTTAAAATTTCTATACCATAAATACAATTTAACATTATACTAGATGTCCAATTAATAAAATTTTGTTTAGCTCTAATATTGGTATGTAATTGATATTCATATTTCATTGTAAAATAATCTGAATTCATATTATAATTTTGAGACAATTTAACACCATATTGTGCTAATTCACCTAATTTTCTTAACATATCTAATCTTCTTAACATTTGAGCTTCTGGTTTTAATTCATTATAATTATCATATTCTTCTTCTTCATTTTCATTATTTTCTTTATTTTCATTATTTTCTTTATTTTCATTAACTTCTAATTCATTATCATTTTTTGTAAAAGTTTTTTCAAAAATATTTGTTGAATTAAAATTTTCTTTTTTATCATAGTTATTTTCTGAATTTATTTTTATTTCAACATCTGATGTATATTTCTCTGTTACATTATTTTTACTTATATAACTTTCTAAATTATCTGAAGAATCTGAATTATTAATATCATCTTTATTATTCTTTATAAAAGATTTTCTATCATTAGGAGATACTAATTTATCTGAAACTTTTAAATAATCTACCATATAATCTGTTGTATAATTTACTTTTTTACCATTATTATTTGTATCTATATTTGAAATATTACTTGAATTTTCAGACATTCTTATATACTATCAATAAGAAACTAAATTTTAAATATAAACCCAATTATATAAATAAATTTTTTTTACAATTATATTTATCTTATAAGATTATATATATCCAGTTAGGGATGTCATATTGTAATTTTAATGATGCTTTTAATATAAACAGTAATTTTGAAAAAACTATAAAAGGATTATCTTCTTTAAATTCTATTAACAACTTTTCTGATCAAATAGAAACAAGCAAAGATAATTCTTTATTAGAAAATTCTTCTTTAATGAATTCATCTTTATATGACGGATCTTATATAGATTCTTCCCAATTAAATTCATTATATAATGAAATACCAAGTGATAATGATTCTGAATTTTCGAGTGTTAATGATAATTATACTCAATATGAAACAGTTCCAAAAGAAGAATTAGATGGCACTTCTTTAAAAAATGAAATGATTTTAAAAAAAAAATCTAATAATATTGATAAACATTTAGTTAAAAATGAAAATAAAAAAATAGATAATTTAACTCATAGAAAATGTATAGAAATATATAATAATCCATACAAATTTAAAAATGAATTATTAACATCTGCTTTAAAACATATTAGTAAATGTAATATTTGTAAAAAAGAAATTAAAAAAAATATGATCTCTGAAAAAAAATTAGAAAATATTGATAAAATATTATATAATAATATTGAAGATGTTAAATCAAATTTAAAAAAAAATAATAAAGATAAATATAATATTCAACAACAAGAATCTGAATATTACTTGGAAAATAAATTAAAATTAATAAATGATAAAATTGATACAAAAATAAATTTTCATGATAATGATAAATTACAAAATATTATTTTAGAAAATAATATTGCAAAATATATTGACAATTATCAACAACAAAAACAATTAAATGATAAAATTGATAAAATTATTAAAGTCATAAATAATAATTTTACTAATTTTGAAAAAATTAATGAACAAATTAATAATACTAATAATAATTTAATTAATTATCAACAATCTTTTAGAAATGAATTATTTTATTTATATATTGGTATTATTATTATTGTAATATTAATTTTAATTGATATTTTTATTAGAATTATGAACAATAATAAAAATTAAATATTAATAAACCATAGACCAATTTATTAATATTTCATTTTTTGATATTATTCTGGTTTTGAATTTTTTCTTTATTAATTTTTCATTTATAAATTTTATACATTCACTCGATTTATAATTATTATATCCAAAATATATATCATCTACTTTAAATATTAACTCTTCTTTATTTAAATCTATTGAATTATTTATTCTTAACAAACAATCTTTATATTTTGATTCGAACAATTCATTTAATTTTTGTTTTTCTTTATTTCTACTATTTCTTATTTTCTTTATTATATATTCATCATTTAATACATTAAAACTATTATTATTTACTAAACTATCTATATTTAATGTTCCATTTTCTACTTTCTTCTCTTTATCATTATTACAAAATATACTATTTATATTTATATTATTCATATTATCCATATCTTATAATATTTGAATATTATTTTTATTTTATTTATTCGTTTTATAATTTTATTTATATTATAATTTATTATTAATGGAAACTATTCCAGTATATAAAGGAAAAAATAAAAATATATTGGTTATTAGTGGCGGCGGAACTAAAGGCATATCAGCTTTAGGTTCTATCACCGCTTTAATTGAAAATGAAATTATTTTATTCCCCGAAATATTTTGTGGTACTTCTGTTGGTGCGGTTATTTCTTTTTTAATTAATATAGGCTATTCTCCAAAAGATATTTATAATGTTTTAGATACATTCGATTTTTCTAATTTTATTGAATATCTTGATCCTGAAGATATTATATTTGACAATGAATTTGCTTTTTGTGATATTAAATATCTTACCAATTTATTAAAAGAATTTATGCGATTAAAAAATATTCCTAGAAATATTACTTTTAAACAACTGTTTGAAAAAACACAATCTAAACTTATTATTACTGGCACTTGTGTTAATGATTATAATGTTGAATATTTCTCTGTTGATACTTATCCTGATATGGAAATTTTTAAAGCAGTTCGAATTAGTATTAGTATTCCTTTCTTATTTAAACCATATAAATTTAATAATAAATTATGGGTTGATGGGGGAGTTATGAATAATTATCCAATTGAACTATTTAAAGACAAATTAGATGATGTTATTGGTATTAATTTAGATGATGCTTACGAATATAGTGAAATTAATGACCCTAAAGATTATTTTATTAGTGTATTAAAATGTGCCTATAGAGGATTGAATTTTAACAAAATTCAAATTTATGAAGACAATACTATTAATCTTATTCATGAAAATATAAATTCTTCTTGGGGACTTTGCAAATCTTACAAAAAAAAATTATTCGATTATGGTTATAATTTTACTATTGATTATATCAAAAATAAATTTAATTTATTTTAATTAAATTTAATTATTAAAATTTAATTTATTTCTTCATCTATATTCTTCTTTAAAAAATTCCTTACTTTCTTTTTATTACTTACATCTTTTAAATTATATTCTACCTCTTTTAATAAACTCTCTTCTTCTTCTTTTCTTCTCTGTAAATACACATCTAATTCATTTGAAGTTAATTTTTGATCTGCTTTCTTATTCTTTATCCACGATCTTAAATCATCTTTATTTATATTCTCTATATCTTTATTTATTACACTCGTTTCTATTCCACTAAATAATAACGAACTTGGAGCTTCATTCTTATTCTCATTCTCATTTATTAACGAAAAATCCATACTTCCATCCATACAATCATATGTTCCTAATTCACTCACAATTTGATTATTATGCCTATGATTCATATATTCAAACAAATCATCTCTACTTATATCATTATTCTCTTCTAAAAATTCATCTACTACATTCTTCTCACTTAAATCTAAATTATCCCTTTCTAATTCTATATCATTTACTCTCGTTTTGAATTCATCTTCTTCCATTTTTAAATCATTCTCTCTCTCATCAAAAATATTATCATATAACTTATCTATCTCTTCTTTAGTTAGTGGCTTGTCATTTTGCTTTTTAAATTCATCAAACTCTCTTTTCATTCTTATATTATCATCTTCATTCATATCTTCTTGGGACTTTTTTAAATAATACAAATCATACTCTTTCCTATCATTCTTATTTTTTAATATCTCATATGCTAGTGATATCTTTTGAAATACTTCTCCATCACCTCCTTGATCTGGATGATTTTTTTTTGCCAATTTTATATATGAGCTTTTTATTGATTCTTCATCTGCATCTATCTCTACTTCTAATATCTCATACAAATCTACAAATTCCTTGGAATCATAAACAAAACTTAACTTATCTGACATTACTTATTTATTATATTATAAATAAATAATTATTTAGATTAATTTAATTCATTTTTTCTACATGTTTCTTAATGTTTTCTAATGTACACCCTCCTTCTACTTTCATTACCTTTTCACCCTTTACAATTATACATGCTGGTATATATTCTACATTATATTTCTCAAATGCTTCATCCGATTCTTTTCCGGAACCTGATATATGTAATTGAAGATCATGATTATTCTCTTTAGAAAATTCTACATTTTTGGAATGTTCATTATCCATATAAGTATGACAATGAGGACAACTTTGAGATACAAAAACTTTTATTTCACATTTTTTATCATCACCTCCTGATACTTTAAAGAAATTTTCTACTGTTCTATTTGAAAATAATAATATGATACAAATAACAACTATAACAATAATTAAAATTGTAATAAAATCCATTTATATATTATATTATATTATAATAAAATTAACAAAAAATAATTTATAAATTATTATTATATATATAAATATTTTATGAATAATACTGAAAATTTAAATCAATTTAATTTAAATATCTTTAATCCTTTAAATGAATATTTTAAAAAATATGATCAATTAGCTAGACAAAAAGGAGAGTATATAGAACAAAATAATTTGAATACTAATATAGAAATAACTCCTGAAGAAATAAAAAAATCATTTTATAGTGAAGGCAATATAATAAATGATGATAAATGGACTGACTATTTAAGATTATTTGCAAAAAATTTAACTTTTTATGATAGATTCTTATGTCATTATACTGATTTAGATTTAATAAAAACAAATTTTAATGAAGCATTTAATGAATTTAAACAAATTGTAGAAAACCCGCCAGAAGGTAAAAATATTACAACTAATACCTTCGGTTATGGATGGCTGACGGGAGAATATAGATATAATTTACAAGAGGTTCTAAATATATATAATAAAAAAATGGAGAATATAAACTCAGATCTTGAATTTAAAGAAAATAAATTTAAAGATAATCAAACTTTTACCAAAGATGAATTAAATAATGTATTCTATAAATTAGCTAATGATAATTTTGTTTTACCTTATGCTACTACTGCAAATTCATCCATAGTTAAACTATTATATGATATATATAATGAATTAGATGAAAAAAATATAGATGTTAGATATTTTAACAGATATTTTGAATTTTTACCAACTGATGTAGATACTTCTAATGTACCTATTGTTTGGAGACTAAATATTAAAAAAGACAAGGATGGTTATCCATTTATATATCATTTATTTACACAAGAGGATGCTAAAATTATAGAAAAAACTTTTAATGATTGTACATCTCAAATATTAAAAAATTTAATAAAAAAATATAATAAAAATGATAAATATTTACTTGAAGGTTTTAAAAAAGAAAATCCTTTATATATAGAAAAAGAAGAAGTTGAAGAAAAAGAAGATAACGAGGAACAAAAACAAGCTGAAAGACAAGAAGCTGAAAGACAAGAAGCTGAAAGACAAAAAGCTGAAAGACAAGACACACAAAAACCACTATTTGGTGATCAAATACAAGCACAAAAAGTACATAAGATTAGTGATTTTATAAATATTATTAAACAAGAAGCTGAAAAACTAGAAGCTGAAAGACAAAAACAAGAAAAAGAAAGACAAGAAGCTAAAAGACAAAAACAAGAAGAAGAAGAAAGACAAAATAAAATTCTTGAAGAAGCATATGCTGAAGTAGAAGAAAAAGAAAGACAAGAAGCTGAAAGACAAAAACAAGAAGAAGAAAGACAAGAAGCTAAAAGACAAGCTGAAAATAAGGAAATAAGAAATGAAATTGTTAAAATAGGAAGAGAAAGTAAAAAAGATAATAAAAAAATAAAAGAATATATATATCCAGAAGCATTATTAAATGTGAGTAAATATGTTCCTCAACCAAGAAATTCAATATTAACATTAGAAGATGCAGTTAAATTAGGATATATAAATAAGTTAGGTCCACTAGGTGCCTTATTATTATTATCACAAGGTATGTTAACAGTAGAAAACCAGTATTTTACAGGTGGTGCATTACAAGAGGGTAATAATATCGGATATCATACTTATAATCAAAAAATAAATAATATATTTGATACGTTAATTTCAAAAGTAGATAGAAATAAATTTGATAAGAAAGTTAAAAAGAAAATAAAAAGAAAATTAGATAATATAAAGGAGAAGGAAGAGAATGTATATAAATTGTTATTAAAAATAGGATCAAAAATAGAAGAGTCATCACAAAAAGAAGAAATAAATTGGGATAAATTAATTACAAATAAAAAATTTAATAATTTAATGAAAAAATTAAAAGAGAAAAGAAAAGAGTTTGAAAGAAATGATAATTTAGAAATTATAGATTTATATAAAAATTTATTAAATTAAATAAGTATAAATAAAAATTATAAACTATAAGATAAATATTTAATTATAAAATAATTATAAATAATTTTTAATTTATAATTATTATATATTCATAATATATAAATAAAATGGATACAGAAGATAGTATTATTTTTTCTTCCGATATGCAAGGAGGTGCTCCTAATAAAGAATATATTTATCCAGAAGCATTAGTAAATGTTAGTAAATATGTTCCTCAATTAAAAAAATCAGTATTAACTTTAGAAGATGCAGTTAAATTAGGATATACAAATAAATTAGGTCCATTAGGTGCCTTATTATTATTATCACAAGGTATGTTAACAATAGGTCAATCTGGTGGTGCAGAATTAGATGGTAGTGATGTAGGATATTATACTTATTCTGAAAAAATAAGAAATATATTTAATACATTAATTTCAAAATTAAAACCTGATCAACTTGATAAGGGTCTTTATGATACTATTGATAGTGATATAAACAATATTCAATCAATAGAGAATATCGTATATGAATTATTATATAAAATTGGTTCAATAATAGAAGAAACAGACAAAAATAACGTAGATGGTAAAACTATAACGTATGATCAATTATCGAATAATAGGGAATTTAATGCTTTAATGGCACAATTAAAAGAAAAGAGAAAAGAATTAGAAAAAGATAGTCAAGATACAAATTTATTAGATAATTATAAAAAATTATTAAAACAATTAGGAATAGAAAATTTAAATTTTAATTAGACTCCCAAGAAAATAATTAATAATTATTAATTATTTTCTGGAGCACCGAAAAATAAATTATTTTTCTTAGTGACTCCCAAGAAAATAATTAATAATTATTTTCTGGAGCACCAAAAAATAAATTTTGTATAAAATAACATTTTTGTTAGTAATAATGTTATGTAAAGTAAAAATTAGAAGTTGCTATTAAAGATAGGTGCAGCGACTCCATTAGCGACTTTAAGATAATTATAAGTGATACCATAAGCTTTAAAAACGTATTGATTGTAATCGATATCGATAGGGAAGATAGTAAAGTTAATTTGGAAAGTATTAAAATAAGATAAGTTAATAGATCCGGAAGGTTGAAATTTGTCAGGATATAAAGAGAAAGAAGTTAAACCGAAACCAGAATTAACTTTAGCTTTAGGGAAAGAATTAAAAGGTACGACAACATTAAAGAATTTCATATCGTTAGCAGTGGTAACTGTATTAGAGTTAAATCCATAATAAACATAACGAATAATAGGTTTGTTTTCAACATTATTGTATTCTTTATAATTTTTAACTTTTTTGTTGTCAAAGAAGAAAAGTCTATAATTAAATAGTTCGTTAACATTGTAATTAAGGAAATATTTAACCTGAGCCATAAAAACGAAATATTTGCATGGGTTAATAATATCAAAATAAACTTGATTATTAATATTAGTAAAATATCTAGGATTGCTAAAATAAACTTGTTCAATAATATATTGATGTTTGTCCTCATAAAATTTTTTTCGTTCATCTCTATCAATATATATATAATTGCAAAGTAAGTAGAAGTTGTTAAATATGTAATTGTTATTTTTGTTATAATAATAGTTTTGTTGTAAATAAATACTATTAGGATCATTAGGATTAGAATTGACAGGTATATAGATAGATCCACTATATAATCCATAAATAACATAATCATAAAATTGACTATTATCATTAATAACAAGATTTAAAACAATAATATCAATATTACTAGAAGTGATAAATTGGTTATCAGATATTTTGCGATAATATAAGTTATAATTAGTAATATTATAATTGTTTTTATCATATTCAGAGATATCGATACTATCAAATTCAGCCCAAGCAATACCTTGATTAGAGTATTGAACTAATGGTTCTCCTAAAATTCCATTACCGAAATATTTAGAGACTTTAATAAAATTGCTAGGACTAAAAATAGCGCAAGATTCAAAATTGTTAAATTGTATATTTAATCTAACATTAGTATATTCAAGACATAAAAGTGGTAGAGAAGAGCCAGAGTTATTACAGAACCAAAAATATAAAGGAATATAAAGAGTAGTAGAGTTGATATTGTTTTTTAAAAATTGGTATGTATTATTTTCGGGTGTATTACCAATATATAGATCTAAATTACCATTAAAGTTGTTCCAATTAAGTTCTTCGAGAACATTCATCCATTCTCCCCATTGTCTACTAATAATTTGTCCTCCAATTTCGATTTCAATATAATCGATAAGAGCATAAGCGATTTTTCTAGTCCATTTAAATTTTAATTTTTGATCAATATCATTTTTAAGATTATAATATGCGGGTATTTCAGGTAATTCAATAACGAGCCATAATTTGTGTAATAAGTCACCAATTTTAGATAGTTCAACAGAATATCTTTTACCGAATTGACCTTTATAGAAGAAGTTAGTTTGAATAGTTTCCATAGAGAAATTGCTATATCGTCTATATAATATTTTAAAAAAGGTAATTTGTGGGTCTTGACTAAGTATTAAATTTTCTTCACCATATGCAACTAATATAATTTCACCAGCAGGCATTATATAATAATTAATATAATAAATTTAATAATATTTAAGTAAAAATTATTAAAATAATAAATTTAAATAAATAATAAACCAGAAAGTCCAGATTGATATCTAACAAAATTATATTCTAAAGTATTTAAATGCATAGTAAGTTTAATATTTTTAAGTTTGTCAATAAAATTTTTGTCTTTAATGTAATTAAGAATATATTCTTTATTAATAAGGATTTCGATAGAAAAATATTTAAAGTTGTTCATATTAATAGCTCCAGTAGGTTGAAATTCTTCAGGTTCTAAAGCGAAACTATAAACAGCATAATTTTTGTTTTTAGAGTATTTAGTATTATATTTGTAAATATTAATTAAATTAGTAATTTTGTTATAATTTTTGTCTTTAAAGTCATATATAATACCATCTCTTCTAGCTCCGTCAATATAAAATTTAGTATTTAATATAATTTTTTTAAGGATAATTTCTTCTTGAAATAAAATAGTATAATCATCAGATTCAATAGTAAAATACCAAAATAATTCTTTAACAACACTAGGAATATTAAAATCATAAATAAGAGTTATTTTTTCATCATTATTATAATTATTGTTATTAATATTATAAAATATATTTTTAGATAATGTATAATTGTTATGTCTTTCAATAAGATTATCAATTTGTTTGTAACATAATTTTTTTCTTTCATCTCTTTCAATAATAATAAAATCAGAATTTAAACTAAAAGTTTTGTTATTATTTGAAATTTCAGTACTAATAAAAGAGTTTTTAATTAAATTAGTATCATTAATATATACTTTAATAAAAATATCAGTATACATAGATGTAATTAAAGGTATAGCATTACTATTTTTATAGAAAAAGAAAAATAAAGGGATATAATAAGATTTTTGTGGAATAATTTTAATATAAGGATTAATACCATCAATATAATTATAAGATTCATTAAGTCCGAGCATATTACTCAAAGCGGGATATTTATTAATATTTTGAAAAAGGTCAATATAAATTTTATACATATTTTGATTATATGTATCAATTAATTCATCATCAAATAATAAGTCAATTTTATTAATTAATTGAATAATACCATATTCATTAATAATACCATTATTTAATTTCACAATATAATCAATATATTCTTTTTGTATAACATTAAATTGGTTACTTAATAAACTTTTAGTATATTTAATAAATTCAGAAGAATTATAATCAACAACAACACCAAACATATATTTCCAAACAGTATATTTTTTGTAAATATTGTCAATATAAACGTAGTTAAAAATTTTATCAATATTGTCAATATAATCCTTTTTAATAAATTTGTTGTTTAAAATAGTATTAAAAAATTTGTTGCAAATATTAATATATTCAAAATTATTATAATCATTAAATAAAATGATATCAAGTGCTTGATAAAATTCGTTAAGTTCAGGATTAATATTATTTTTATAAAAGTTGTTATTATTTATAATAATAAGATTAATAAAGTAATAAACAATATTTTCAATTTCATCTTTTCTATTAAATTTAGTAGATAACCAAATAATAAGAGAATTATAGTAAAATAAGTTAATAAACACATAATTATTGTTAATACTATTATTAATATTTTCATAAATTAAAGTAAATATATTATTAGCTTTTAATTCGTTTTTATAATTTAAAGGATTAAAAATATCATAATTTTCAATATTATTAATAATAATATTTTTAACATCTCCTCCTAATAATTTGTTATAAACTGTTAAGTATCTTTTGCAATTATTAATAATTAAATCATAGAATTTAGTAATAATTTCATCACTATTATCATAGATAGTAATATTGTCAGTATATCCTTCCATAAAATTGTATATAACATTAAAAAATAAGTTAATTCCGATTTTATTTTCATCAGTAATATTAGTTGCAGAAATTAAGTTATAATATACAGATTTAAGATATTCGTTATAACCATAAAAATTATTTTTAAAATTTTGAATATTATAATCAATAATTTCATAAATAGTATCATTTTGAATATTTTTATAATAATTATTAATTGTGTTACCATTAATTAAATTTTTATTCATAAAATCTAAAGTTACAGCAGAATTATCAATAAGATTTAAAATATTAATTTGAATATTGTTTAAAATAAATTTTTTTGCATTAATTAAATAATTTATTAAAATATTATTGTAAAGTGTATTATTGTCAATATTATTAATAATTTTAAAAAGTAAAAATAATTTAAAATTTAGAAAGTTATTAGTAGATTTAGTAATATTTAATTCATATAAATTATAATTATTTAATTTAGATTGTAAATATAAATAATAATTCGTATAATTAGTAACAATAAATTCATAATCTTTATTTAATTTATTTTCGAGTTCATTATATTGAATAAATCCAAAATTAATTTCTAAATTAAGTATTAATATTAAATTAATAAGTTCATCAATATTGTTAACAGTTCTAGAAATAATTTTATTAATAATTTTAATATCAATATTAATGATTGAATTGTTATTAATATAACTAAAAATATCAATATATTTATTATCAAGAATATTTTTAATAAAATTATTAAATTCTTTTGTTTCAAATACAATTGAATATAAATAGCTTTTAATAATATTATATATATTAACGATAGAGAAAGTAGTTTCTAAGATATTATAATCGTTATTTTTATAATAGAAAAATTCGATAGTATAATTTTTAAAATATTTACTCCATATATTTTCTAAATTTTGTTGATAGCTATATTCGTTTATAAAATAAATAAAGTCATTAATAGCATTAGAAATTTTATCTAATAATAAATTTTTATTAACAGAGTTATCAATAATATAATAAAGGTTAAAATTATAGTTATTAATATTAAAAACATTATTTTTAGAATAATTTAAATTAATAAAATTACTAATATTTTTTTTATTAATAATATATTGTTTAATAACATTGATAAATTTATTAATAATAATTTCTTTTTCTTGAATATTAATATTAATATTATAATTATTTTTTAAATTTAATAATAAAGTAATAATTGAAGATTCTACTTTTAATAAAAAGTTTAATATGTTATTTTGATATATAAAGTTAATATTATTAATATCTTGAAGAGAATTAAAGAAATCGATAACATCATATTTATAATTATTTTTATTTAAGTTTTCAATATTAAGTTCATTAAATAAGTTATAATAGAAATATTCGTTTAATATTTGAATACAATTATTAACAGTATTATATTTTTTAGTATTTGAAAATTTAGATTGAATTAATAAGTTTTCACTATTATTAATATAGTTAATTTTAAATTGATAATTATAATCAAAAAATAAATTTAATAAAGTATTACAAATATCAATATAATTTTGAGTAATTTGTATTGAATTAGTGACATAAATATTACCAATATATGAATTATAAATATCAAAAAATATTTTAGTATAAAATTTAATATTATTATTTTTAATAATTTTTAATGAATTTTTGTTTTTTAGTATATTAATAAAATATTCATATATTTTAGGAAATATTACTTTATAGTTATCATAAAATTGATAATATGGATAGTTATAATTATAATATTTTTTAAGTATATTACTATAATTATTATTTAAATTCATAAAATTAATTTGATAATCATAATCATTAGGAGTAATAATAGATAAATTTTTGTTAATATTTACTAATTTTGATAGAAAATCAATATTATATAATTTTCTATATATATTTTTACCAAGAATTGAGCTATCAGAAATAAAATTACTAGCAATAGTAATATTAGAATTATATCCTTTAAAAGTTTCTTTTAAAGAATTAACTTTATTTTGAGAAAGTCTTAAATTAGATAAACATGAATTAAAATTAGTATTAAAATTTTTATAAAATATGTCATAAGCATTTAATTGTAAATAAATTAAATTATAAATAAGATTAAATGTAGAAATATCTGTTTTTTCATATTTAAATTTTTGATCAATAATATATTTAGATTGACTATAACTATAATTTTCAAAAGTATCATTTAAATTATAAATTTTAGTATATAAATTAATATTAAGTATTTTAATAGTTTTAACAATTAAATAAAAATTATTATTAACAATATCAGCATTATATATAGTATTAATTTTACTAAGTATATTACTTAAAGTAGGATTATAATTATTAAATATTAGATTATTATTAATAATTGGGTCATTACCAATAATTTTTTCATAAGAATAAATAAATTTTTGATAAAATGTATTAAAAATAAATTTATAATTAGTATCTAAAGCTAAATTTTTAATAATTTGTAAAATTTCTTCATAATAATTATTAGATTGTTTTAATATATCAAAATTATTATCAATATCAGAATCAATATCGAATATATAAAATATTATAGCATCTAAAATTTCTAATTTATTATTATTTTCAAAAACATTAGATAATTTAAAGTTAACATTATTAATATCTAACTCATAAAATAGATAAGTTTCTGAATTAATAATTTTTTTAAGATTAATTGATAATAAAAAAGGGATAAATTTGAGTATAATATAATTTATAAAGATATATATAATTATTTTTTTTTTAATATTATCAGTATCAATATCAAGATAGCAATTTATTTCATTTTTAGGGAGAATATTAATAATATTATTATAAATATAATTTGGTGAAAAATTTTCATAATTATTTAAACAGTCAAAAATAAGTTCTAATAATTCGTCATAATTGTTAATATCTAAAAAATATTCAATTACTGAAATATTGTTGTTTAATTTAAAATAAATAATATTTTCAAATGAATTAATTGAATAATTATAAAATTTTTGATAATATGAATAATAAGAATTTTCTTGATTAATATCATAATTTAAAATTTCTAAAATTTCAATAATCCATTTATTTTGAATAATAGAATTATTTTGTGTTAAATTTTCAAAATTAAATAATTGAAAAATATCAATATTTTCATATAAACTAGTATTAATTGTATATTCAAATATTTTGTTATCTTCATTTAATTTTTTAATTTTAACAATATTATATAAAGTATTATTTTTTAAATATTTAAGTGTAAAATCATTAACATAATAATTAATAACATGATCATTACAAAATAAAAATAATATTCTATTAATTTCTTTTTCAAATAAAATACTACCAAAAATTAAATTATTAATATAGTAATTTGTAAAAGTTAATAATTTATCTTCATTAACATAATCTAAATCTTTTGTATTTATAGTAGTTGTATTAATATTAATAGATGTTGGTTTATTATAAATAGTTTTATAATAATTTTCATCATATGAATATAATTGTAATAAATATATTAAATTTTGAACAGTTTGGTTAGAATTATTAGATGATTTATAAATATTTTCATAATTATTTATTAATAAACTATTAGAAACTGTTAAATAATTTTCAATAATATTATTATAATTACCTTCTAATAATTTATCATTTTCATTTAATGAAACTATTTGTGCATATAAAGTTTTATTTAATAATTGAAAATTACCTTTATTAATAGTTTCATTTAATAGTTTAGTTTTGTTGTATAGATTAAAGTAAAAATTTTCACTTAAATTTATAATTGTATTTTTAATTATTATAGAATTATAGTTATTTAAATAATTGTAATAAATTTTATATTTATAATTAGAGTCAACTTTATTATTTAATAAAGTTATATTAAAAATTTTTTTTATTTGATTAATATCTAATTGAGTATTATAAGTATTTAGTAAATAAAAATTAAAATAATCAATTTTAATTATTGGAAGATTATTTTCTAATTTAGTAATAATTTGATTAATACAATTAATATAAATGTTTATTTTGTATTTAAAATCTAAATAATCATTAAAAGTATTATCATTATAGTTATTTATATAAGAATAATAATCAATTTCCATACAATTTTCTATAAAATATAAAAAATAAATAAATAATAATAATGCAGAAAATGTTTTAATTCTATTTACTTGCAATATTCCAATATTTTTATTATTAGTTAAATTAAATGTTATTATATATTCATTTATAATATTAATACAATCAATTAATATAAAATCACTTAATATATAGCTTATAATATATTGAAAATTTGCATTAATATATTCAATTATTAAATTAACATATTTAACGAAATAATTAATATCATGTAATTTATTGTTAAATAATAAATAATATTCATTAAAATATTTAAATGCAAGAATTAAATTGTCATTATTTAAATAGTTAGTAAATTTTTTAACATCTATATCAGATACAAAATAAGTTTTAATATTATTATTGTATTTAGTAATTAAATTATAAATATTATTTGTAGTAATATTGTTATTATAATTAATATTGTCAAAAATAATACCAAAATTATATATAGTATAATATGCATTATAATAAAATTGATTGTTATTTAATTCATATAATACACTAGAATTTGTATCATTTTTAATTATTTCATAAAAAGAATTTATAAAAATATTATAATCAAAATTATCTTTATTAAATGTAATATTTACAAAATTTAAAATACTATCAAAATTTTGAAAATATGAACTATTATCAATTAATATAAGTTTATAAATTTCTATAATTTTATCATCAAAATTATTATTTTGAATTTCAAATAATAAAACAAGAACGAGTGTATTTATATTTTTTTTTTGTTGATAATAATTATTATATAAGAAAATATTTAATTCTAAATTTTGATTAATAATATTCATAAAATTTCTAAATTCATTACTTTCAAATAAACTAATATTATCATATATATAAAAATTTTCAATTAGATTTAAATTATTTTTATTAAAATTTACATTATCATAATTATAATTAAGAACATTAACTAATTCATCAATAATATTATTTGTTTCAACAGTAGGATATACAATCAGTAAATATTTAATTATAAAACCTAAAGTTAAATCTCTTAATATATCTAAATCAGGAATATTTTCAGAATTAATAATATTTGGATCATTATAAAAATAACATAAATATGAGAATAAATAATAAATTTTATAAATAGGTGTATTAATTGTAAAAACAAATTTTTTATAAATATTTTGAAAATTAAAGTTATTATTCTGATTTATATAATTTATAAATGTATTATTATATAAATTTTTATCAACATAATTAAATATATTTTCTAAAATAAAATCATTAATATTAACATTATTAAATGATGGATACATTGTTGAATAATTAATATTATTAATATCATTAATAAATGTATTTATTGTATTAATAATGAATCCATTCATAATTTTTCCAGAGTTTTGATAATATGAATCTATATACTCAATAAAATTTTTATCTAATTCAATTAAATTAATATTTAAATTTTTATTATTAATATTTAAAGAATTAATATTTTGTTGTAAAATTAAATTATTTAATATATTATTTTTTAAATTTTCTATGTAAATATTTATATTTTTATTAAAAATAATAGATATAGTTTCAATATTATTTATAGTATCTATTTTTGTATACATATAAAAAAAACTACTTAATGGAAGTATACTATAAGAATTTAAATTATTTATTTGATTTGTAATATTTCCATTTGATTGGTAAATTTCACTAGAAAAATCAACATTTTGAATTTTATTAATTGTTATAATTGTTTCTGTTAAAAATAAAATTAATGTATTAAATGTTAAATTATTATATATTATTTTTAGAAAATTATCAAAAAATAAGTTTTCACCGTTATCTTTAATTTGTTCTTCTAAATAACTATCATTGAATAAATTAGATACATCATATTCAATTTTATTAAACAAATTGTTATTTATAAGATAGTTATAATTATTTTCACGACTTATTGTTGCAGATAATATTTCTAAAGAAATAATTTCAATATAATAAAGAAATTGTAAAACTAAAATATTATTATTATCATTAAAATTAGGAAATTTATTATTATTATTATTAAATATATTAATATATAAATAATAATTAATGATTGATGCTGTAAATAAAGATATTTTGACATTACTAAAAGGATAATTTTTATAATAAAAATAATTTTGTATATTATTTTGAAATAAGATTGACATGAAATTTTCATTATTAATAATAAAAATATTTGGATTAATTATAATTTTTAAAATATTATTTTTGAATAATATTATATCATTATTATAAATTTTTAATAATTCATATAAAGTTTTATTTGAATTTGAAATTATATTTAAATATTTTTGAATTGATATATTATCATTACAAATTAATGAAACTAATAAATTAATATTTAAATTTAAAGATATTTTTTGATTTTGAATATTAATAACATCTAATAAATTATTTTCATATTGTATTAGTTGATTATTAAACATATCATCAGTTAAATTACCAAATATATAATTTTCTTTTAAACTATATAAATCTAAATAACCAATATTAGATATTATTAAATTAAAATAAATTATCGATACTTCTAAACTAGAAATTAATTTAATTATTTTTTTATTAATATCATTTATTAATTTAATTTTTTTTATTTTTTCTTTATTGGTAATTAAATTTAATAATAGTTCATTTATATCTTTTGTTATAATATTTATTATATTTATAATAAATAAATTAATATCATTTAATCTTAGTTGAAAATATAATTGATCATTATCAATTTTAATTTTTTTTAATAATTCAACATCACTTAATATATAATTTATAATTTCTTTAAAATATATACTTTTGTCAGTAGATATACTAAAACTGAAAATTTTATTTAAATCAATTTTAATATTTTTTATTTTTTCTAAATTTATTTGATTAAAGAAATATTTAAATATTTTATTTTCTATTATATTATTAACATTATATATATTGAAACTAAAAAAGTTATATAATAAGTTAATATTATAAAAAATATTTAAAGTATCTGTTTGTATTTTATAATTAAAATTATTAAATAAGATAAAAAAATTTTTATCTAGATTAATATTTGTAACTAATAATTCTAATTTTAAATTATCTTCATCTAAATAATTTAATTTAATATTATTAATTTTATCTATTTTATTAATATTAAAATTATTTGTTTTAATATCATAAGAATCAAAATAAGATAATATGTCTGTATTTAATGTAGAAAATAGACCTTCATTAAAATTTTTAAATAATTCTATATAATTATCTTTTTCTTCTATTTTTAAATATGATTTAGATAAAAGATCACCATTTTTAGGTATTTTAAAAGTAATAAAATTTGTTTGCTTATCTATTTCATTATTTTCAATAACAAAATTATTGATAAAAAAGTTTGTATATCTTCTATAATATATCTTAAAAAATGTTATATTAGGATTATAATTTAATATTTTATTTTCATTACTATGATTAGTAATTAATTGAACATAACCACTACCCATTATTAATATAATAGAATATTATTAATAATTAATTTAATTTTAAACAAATAAAATTAAATTAATCAAATATTAATATGTATAAGCAGTTCCAGCTATTCCACCAATTATTCTTAAGATATTATAATTCCTAGCTTGAACTACTAATTTAAATCGATTATTAAATTGACTATAATATTTTTCATTAATATTAGAATTATATATTTTTTTTAAAATTTCTTCATCTTGTATATTTATAACAAGATTACAACTTGGTATTTTACTAAAATTACATGAACCTGATGGTTGAAATTCAGTAGGTTTTAAAGAAAATGAGTAAACATATAAACCATTTTCTGGTTTTGAATTATAATAATTATAAGGTTCTAAATTATTAAAAAAAGATGAATTTTCATTAATTAATACTGAACTATTAATGGTTATTTTTGATGAATTTATAATATCTTTTAAAATATAATCATATATATTCAAAATAATATTTATATTTAATTTTTCTTTAATATCTAATGCTATTTTTATTGATAACAGATTATTATCATAAAAATAAATTCCATTAATAAATTTTTCAATATTAAATAATATTTCTCCATTATTAATCATTCTTTCATATATTACATAATTATTTAAATTTTCTTTTTTTAGTTCTTCTTCTTTAAAATTAATTAACTCATATGAATAAAAATCTAAATTATTATCAAAAATATCGCTAATATTAAAAATTCTATTTATTGACCAAAATAAATCTTTACAACAATGAAAAAAATCTAATTCAAATGTATTTTTTGATAATATTAAATTATTAAATTCTAATTCTTGTACTTGTTCTATTAAATATTCATGTGCTGTTTGTGCAAATTTTTTCCTTTCTATACTATCTAAATAAATATATTCTGCTAATAATGATATCTCTAATTTTGAATTTAATATATTTGCTATATTATTTGTAATACTTATTAAAATATCTTCTCTTATTGTTATATCATTAAAATCATCTGCAATATTTATTTTTATACATTCTTCAAGTTTTTTTGTATTAATTTTTATTTGAATAGAATTATATTGTAAAGCTATTAAAGGAAATGCTAAACCAAAATTATTTATAAACCAAAATGGTAATGGTAAATACAATAAAAAATCATCATGATTAATTTTAAAATTATTTATTGATGAATTTACACCAATCATTTCATTATACAAACCTTTATTTTCATAATATAAATTACTATATTTATTTATATAATCTGCTGATAAACTATCTATTTTTATACTACCTATATAAAATTCCACGGAATTTAATATATATATTCCTATTTTATTCACCCAAGCTCCTATTATTTCGGTATTTTTTAATTTATCTAATAATTTATTAAATAATATACCATTCAATTCATCTAAAATTTCTAAATTTTTTTTTATTAAATTCTTAAATCCACTATATGATAAACTATCTTCACTAAAATCTTTATAAATATAAATTAAATTATCATCAGAAATTTTATATAAAGATGCATTAGTATAATTACTTAAATTATATTTTATATTTGTAAAATTATTAAAATTATAAAAAAAATCTATTGATATAAAAAATTGATAAAATTCATCAATTGTTAATTTTTCTGTTATAAATTTATTTAAACCAGAAATATATGCATATTTATTATCTTTTAAATCTGTTTCTGTAAAAAAAATATTTATTATATTTTTTAATTTATTATAAAAATTAACATAATAATTATAATATACATAATATTTTTCTGACAAATTATCTTTTTTTGTTAATAAATTATTTACTTTATCAAAATTAATTTTTGGTAAATTAATTTTTAAAATTAAATTACTTATTAAATCACCAGAATTTTTTGGTATATTTAAATATGATGTCGTATCAAAACTTACTGTATTATCAAAATTTAAGACAATATTTCTAAAACCAAAATTTGTATATCTTCTATATACTGTTGTAAAAAATGTTATCTCTGGATTACCGGTTAAAGTTATATCTTCTGATCCATAGGATACTATTTGAATTAAACCGCCTCCCATTGTTATTTATAAATATATATTATAAATATTTTAATTCATTTAAATTTATAAGTTAAATATATAAAGTTTTACTATTATATAATTATAAATATGACCTCTGATCATAATAACCTATGCTTAGGTATTGATTTTGGAACTACTAATTCATGTCTTTCTATTTGGCATGATTATAAAAATATTATTATATCTGATATTGACGGTAGTGATATTATTCCTACTCTTATTGAAATTAATACTGAACAAAAAATTATTGGAAAAGAAGCTTTTCTTAGAAAAGAAATATTTAAAGATAATAAAGATATTTTTCTTATTTATGAAATTAAAAAATTACTTGGTAAAAAATTTTCAGAAATTAACAAAAATAATATAAATTTATTATCATATGATCTTATTTGTGATGAAGAAGATAATATTATTATATTTGATAAAAATAACAATATAAAATATTATCCACAAGAAATTGCTATTCATATTTTTATGAGCTTTAAATTAAAAGCCGAAAGTTTTCTTTCTAAATATTTTAATAAAGAAATTATTATTAATGATGTTGTTATTTCTGTTCCTGCTTATTTTAATAAAAATCAAAGAGAAATTATTAAAAATTCTGCTGAAAATTCTGGTTTTAATGTTTTAAGATTAGTTAATGAACCTACAGCAGCTGCAATTTGCTATGGTTTAGGTAAAAATACTGATAACTTAAATATTATTGTTTTTGATTTTGGTGGTGGAACTTTAGATGTTAGTTTATTGAACATTAATAATGGCGTTTATGAAGTTATTGGATCTTGTGGTAATAATAATCTTGGAGGATCTGATTTTGATTTAAAAATTATGGAATATTGTTTAGAAAAATTTATTGAAAATAATAATTTACCAAAAGATAATTTTATTAAAAAAATATCTAATAATAATATTCATAAACTTAAAATGTTATCTGAACAAGCTAAAATATCTTTATCTGATAATAATAATACTAAAATTAAAATAGAAAAATTTTATGAAGATATTGATTTATTTATTGAAATTAATAGAGATACTTTTAATGAAATTATTAATAATCTTCTATTACTTATTATTAAACCTATTAATGATCTTCTTGAACTTTGTGATATCGAAAAAAATAATATTAATGAAATAATTATGGTTGGTGGTATGACTAAAATGCCTATTATTAGATATAATATTGAAAAATTTTTTAATAGTAATGTTAATTATTCTATTAATCCAGATAATGTTGTTTCTATAGGAGCTGCTATTCATGGTTTTATGATTAATAATAAAAATTCTATTGATGATAAAATATTATTAATTGATAGAACATCATTATCTGTTGGTGTTGAAACTTCTGGGGGTATTATGGATGTTTTAATATCTAGAGGATCTATTATTCCTATCAAAAAAACAAAAAAATATTCTACTGATCAAGATTATGTCGATTCTATTGATATTAAAATATTTGAAGGAGAACGAAAATTTACTAAAGATAACTTTTTAATTGGAGATTTCTCTTTAACTGGTATTGATAAACAAAAAAGAGGTATTCCTGAAATAAATATTACATTCTCTATTGATAGTAACAATATTATTAAAGTTACTGCTGAAGATATTAATAATCCTTTAAATAAAAAATGTATACAAGTATCAGCTAATAAACAAAATTTATCTGAAGAAAAAATTCAAGAAATAATTAATAACGCTAATATTTTAAATGAAAAAGATAAAATAGATAAATTTAAAAAAGAATCATATTTATCAATATTAGATGATTCTTTAAAAATACTAGAAAATATTAATACATCTACAATAAAAATTCCTGAAAATATTAAAGATGATATTATCAATAATTTAAATGAAATTATTAATTGGCTTAAAAATACTAATTATAATGATATTCCTATGTCTAAATATAAAGAAATTTTACATGATTATAAAATTAATTATTCTATTTATTTATTACAAAATTCTTCGGAACCAAACGAATTAGAATCTGCTAATGAATTAGACCAAGGTGTTGAAATTTTTGAAGATAATGAAACTATTATTAAATATAAACAAACAATTGATTTATTTAGAAATATTATTGATGAATATGATAATATTAAAAAACAAATTAAAATAACTAAATTAATGAACAATAATAATATTTCTGAAGAAAATTTTAATAATATTGAAAAACTATTTAATGATGTATATAATTTTACTTCTGACAATCTATTAAATTTTTATATTAATAAAGATTTTAAGGATGAAAAAATAAAGGAATTGGAAAGTAAATTAACTAAGTATGATTCAAAATTTAAAGATGTTTTTAATACTTATAATAACGAATTTAATATTTTAAATAATATATTATCTAAAATTAAAAATAAAGAAGAAAATTTTATTACCTCTTTAGAAAATATTAATGATGAAAATTCAAATGAATTTAAAAATATTAATGATAAACTTGATATTATATTAGAAATTGAAGCTAATATATACAAAATTAATAATGGTTATATTAAACCTGATTTTAATAAACTAAACAACTTTATTGAAATTATTGAAAAACTTTAATAATTTTCTGGATCCCATATATTCGTTATATTATCGTAGTTTTCTGTTTTTTCACTATTATTATCTACTTCTTTATTATCATAATTTATTACCATTTCTACTTTATCTTTATTATGTTCATTATCGTTATTATAAACATTATCTTCATTTATTGTTGAGGAGTCACCAATATTATTAATTCCATATATATCTTTATTATTATATTCTTTAAATTCTTCTAAATTATAAATAAAGTGGTATAGAAATAAAATTATTATTAATACTAATAAAATTATTAATACAATTATCATTATATATTTTATAATTAAATTATTTTTTTTAAAATAATTTAATTTATCTAAATTATTTATTTATGCTCCTGCAAGATCACCTTGCCCATCATCTGCTAATAATTGATCTGTTACAGCGCCTCCTGGACCTATTCCAAAATCACTATTCGGAGTTGGAATTCTTTCATCACAATTTAAATAATTTAATAAAGGATAATTACAATTATTACCACCAAAATTTACTGGAGCATAATTCATAAAGTTCTCATTTTTATTTTCAATTCCAAAAATAAAAAAAACAACTATAATAATAATTAAAAGCCATATAAATACTGAATAATTATTTTTTGATTCATTTTGAATATCCATAATATATATTATATACTTTATAAATTATTTTTTACTAAAGTTTATTAATTCAAATAAAAGATTTTTTGATATATTTTTTAAATTTATATTTAATTTTTTTGATAAACAAAATAATGTTTCAAATAAAGAAACATTTAAATACTTTGTAATAAATGATACACAAAATAATAAACTTAATATTTTATCATTATCAATAATAATAATTGCTTGATTATTTTTTAAACTATTAAAAATTTCATTATTAACTAATTCAAAGTTAATAATATTATATTTATTTGAATTTAGAAATTTATTATTATTGTCAAATTTATATTTATATTCATTAAATCTATTATTATTATATTCAAAATTAATTGAAACTATATTTGAAATGTTATGTTGTAATAAAGTAGTTTCATCTATATTTAAATCTGCAACATATAAATTTGGTAGAATTTGATAAATATTCATTATAATATTATATAATAAATATTTTTATTTATTAAAAAGTATTTTACATAAATTATGATGTTCAAAAATTAATTGTTCTAATATTTCTTTATAATTATCTATTTTATTTTCACATGATTTATTTTCTTTTATAATATTAATTTCTAAATCATCTATTTCTTTTAATATTTTTTTTAAATCTATATTTATTGTTTTTTCAATAATTTTATCATTTATTGAACTACTCATTTATTATATTATTATATATTTATTTTAAATATTTTACCATTTTTATCTGCACTATTTGGATTATATGACATCTTATTATTCGTGGTTTCAATTGAATTTATTTTATTTTCTAATAACTTTATTTTATCTAAATTACTAAAATTTTGATTTGTGATTGTATCATTTATTTCTTTATAACTATTATTATCAGAATCATATTTACTATCATCAGTTATTATATCAAATATTTTATTAACCTTTTTACCATTTTTTTGTACTATTTTATATTTATTTATAATATCGGATGAATTTACATCAGTTTCATTAATTGTTTTATTATCGGTATTATCATTATTTTTAGATGTTGATGTATCTGATGTATCTGATGTATCTGATGTATCTGATGTATCTGATGAATTGTCTTTTATATTATAACTTTTATTACTATTATTACTATTATTACTATTTGAGTTAAAAATATCATCTGAATCTAAACTAAAATTATTTAGTTTAATATTAATTGTATTTAATTTAGAATTAATATCATCTTTAATTTCAGTTAATTTATTTAATAGAATATTATTATCATTAATTTTATTTTTAATATTAACTAAATTTTTTAAAATAATTGTATTTAACCTAAAAATAATTACTGAGAAAAATTTAGAGACTTTATTATCATCATTAATATTATCAAATTTAGATGAATTTTTAAATAACCAAATAATTAATTGATAATAAAAAAATGTAATAATTTCATAATAATCATATTTATCTGATTCAATTAAATCATTATAATTATTCAATGTCTCGTATATAAAATTTTGTAATTTTACCATGATATCAAAATTTGAAGTAAATATTGAATCAATAAAATTAAATTCGTTATTATTGGTTGAATTATTTAATGTAATTATAAATATATATTTTTTTATAAATATATTATTATAATCATCATTTAATATATATTTTAATATTTCATTATTTGTTATTACACATTCAATATTATTATTATTATATATTACATAATTATTATTATTACTATCCCATTTAACATTTGAATTTAAATTTAAATTGGTATTAAAATTCATTTTAAATGGTTTATCAAGTATTTTAAAATTATTAATATCAGAATCATCTTCAATTCTTAAAGTATTATTATATTTATTACCTTCAATAATATTTCCTAAATTTAAATTTGTATTATCTAATTTACTATTATTAAATTCATTAATAATTTTTGGATTTAATAAAGTATCACTTTTAATTAAATTATTATTTAATGATTCATTATTTGTTTTACTATTAAATGGTTCTACCATCATATTATTTTTATATGAATCATTATTATTATTTTTATAAGATTCATTAATATTTTCTATATTTGTTTTTAATACTAAATTTTCTAATTCTTTTTGTTTTGAATTTTCTATTTTTATATTTTTATCTGAATTTAAAGAATTATTAATTGTATAATTATTGTTACTATTATTTTTTATAGGTTTAGTATTTAACATCTAATATATAAATATATTATATAAAAAAATACTTAAGTTCAAATTATTTATTTAAAATTATTAATAATCTTAAATAATCTAAAATATTATTTAACTTATTCTCTTGGAGCTTTTTGTAGTCTATTAAAGAATTTATATTCAATTTCTTTAACAGTTCCATCACTATTTTTGATTTCGACTTTTACAGGTGTTTCTAGACTTTCTCTTTTACCAATATATCTATATTCTTTATGTTTACTATTTCTAGTACATTCTTTAATTGAAAAATTAATATCTACATTAACAGCACCTTCTTCGTTATCATTCTTTTTAAGATCTTTGATAATAGAACTAAATGCTTTATTTGCAGCTTGTTTAGGTTTTTTACCACAATATCTTCCTTGAATTTCATCATTATAAATTAATTTAAAATATCTTTGTTTACTTGATTTGGCATCACTTCCACCTTCTTCCATTTGTTCATCTACAACAATTTGTTTTTCTGCTTTTGCTTTATTAGCTTTTGGTGCATCAGCTTTTGTAGCTTTTGTAGCTTTAGCAGCTGTAGCTTTAGCAGCTTTAGCAGCTGGAGCTTTTGTAGCTTTAGCAGCTTTAGCAGCAGTAGTGGTATCTTTAGAAGTAGAAGCTGCTTTACTAGGTTTTTCTACTTTAACAGGAACAGCTTTTTGTGTTTTTTTATTACTTTTTCCACCTGTTTGTTTTTGTTCAACTTGTTTTTGTTTTTGTTCAACTTGAGTATCTTTTTTTGCAGAAACTTTGACCTTGGTATTTTTTGAAGACATATTTATAACCTATAATCTTTTTTTATTTTTAAATTATTTTATTATTAAATATATAAAACTTTATTAATTAAAGTTAAAATAGTAAATTTTTTTTCTTAGTTATCTTATAAGATGTTTGAAAAAAAAGTAAAAACTGATATATTAAAATGTAATATATTACAAAATGATTATAAAATAATTTCTAATATTTTATCAAATGTTCAAAATATTATTACAAAAAATGAAAATATATTACTATTTTCCAAAAATCAAACTATGAAGATTTTAAATGATTTAATTAAAAATTTAAATGAAACATATAATACTAATATAATTAATATACTTTCTCTTGAAAAAATAGAAAAAGGAAATATTAATATAGAAAAAAATATAACTGAAATAAAAAAAGTATCTGATAATGAATCAGATGATATTGATTTATCTGATAGTATATTATCAAGTGATAGTGAAAATAGTATAGAAAATAATTCAAGTTATAAAATTAATGAAATTGATTTAGTTGATAATAATGATATAGAATTTGAAGAAGATGAAATTAGTTTAGAATTAATTAATAAAATAAGAATATTAAATTTAGAAAATAATATTAATGAATTTGGTAAATATAATCTTTATAAACATTTTTTAGATTTTGATCCATTAAAAGATATAAAAGAAAAAATAATATTATTATGTAAAATAGTTGGTTTTACAAATTTTAATGATATAATATATTTAAATTTTAATATAAATAATTTTACTGTTGAAAATGATAATAATATTTATAATTTATTAGATAAAAATCTTATGATTACAGATTTTAAAATTTTAGATTATAATCATGACAATAAAAATATAATTATTGAAAAAGATTCAAGTAATAATATTCTTTTATTTAATAATTACTGCAATATTAAAATTAATATTTTTAATAAAACTATAAAATTTTTTGGTTTCTTTAATTATGATTCACTTAATATTAATCTTAGAACTTCTCAAATATGTAATTCATATCTTTTTGAAAAAAAAATATTATTTGAAAAAATAATTAAATTTGAATATGATGAATATTTAGATGATTATTTATTAAAAAAATTAAAAAGAATTGATTCCGAATTTAGTGATATTTACCTTAAAAATATTAATTTAGTAAATTTATTATCTTTTAATGAAACTTTATTTATAGAAAATTTATATGAAGATTTTAATAAATTTAATGAACTTAATAAAATACAATTTATTAAACTAATTAAATTATTTACTAAAGATGTTGATGAAGACTTATCAAATATGTACAATATTATTAGAATATTACTTCTTGGTGATGAAAGTAATTGTTCTATTGCTAGTTTATTATTTAATTTATTAAAAGATAAAAGAAGTTCTACCTCAAATGAAAGTATTGCTAATATAATATATAATCAATTAAATTATGTAGCTCAAATAAAATTAAAAAAGACGGTTTTTAATATTAAAAAAGAATTAGATAAATTAAAAAATATTACTACTATGGATATTGATCTTAAAAAACAAATTTTATTATCAAAAAATATGCCAGAACATATTAAAAAAATATGTTTAGATAAACACGATGAACTTAAAAATTCTAATAATGAAACTTATAAAATTAAAATGTATATCAATATTTTGGTTCAATTTCCATGGTTATCTGAACAAGACGATAATATATTTAAATTAGTTGCTGATGATAAAAATAAATCTAAAGAATTTTTAGAAAATGTACAAGATAAACTAGATAAAGAAATTTATGGTCATGAGGTTGCAAAAAATAAAACTATTCAAATATTAGGTAAATTAATATCAGTTCAAGGTTCTCATATATCACCAATCGCTTTAGCTGGTCCTCCGGGTGTAGGTAAGACAAAATTTGCACAATGTTTAGCTAATTCTCTCGATATTCCATTCGTTCAAATTACATTAGGTGGTCAAAATGATGGAGAATTATTACATGGTCATGGTTATACTTATTCTGGTGCACAACCAGGTCTTATTGTTAAAAAAATGGTTGATGCTGGTTCTGCTAGATGTATTATGTATTTTGATGAATTAGATAAATGTGTTGCAAAAAATGGACAAGTTAATGAATTAATGAGTATTCTTATACATTTAACCGATCCTATGACTAATGGATCTTTCCAAGATAGATTTTTTCAAGAAATAACATTTCCATTAAATAAAGTAATATTTATGTTTTCTTTTAATGATATTTCTAAAATTGATAAAATATTAAAAGACAGAATGGAAATAATTGATGTATCTAGTTATAGTATTAATGAAAAAATTAAAATTTCTAAAGACTATTTATTAAAACAATTATTCAAAGAAATTGGTTTTCAAGATAAAACTATTATTTTTGAAGAAAACATATTAAATCATATTATTGAAAATTATACATTTGAACCGGGTGTTAGATCACTTAGAAGATCGTTAGAAAATATACTATTAAAACTTAATATTGATAAAATATATCAAAGAGGTAAATTTGAAATTAATTCTTATGACGAAAAAAATCCTCTTATAATTGATAATGATATCGTTTCTGAATTCCTTGGTGAAACTAAAGTTGAATATACTAAAATTCACTCTAATAATATGATCGGTATTGTTAATGGCTTATATGCTACCACTTTATGTAGTGGTGGTATTGTTCCTATACAACTTATTGGACATCATTTTGGTGAAAATAATAAATTTACACTTAAATTAACCGGTAATCAAAAGAAAGTTATGAAAGAATCTATTTTTTATGCTTTTACAACTGCTATTAATTTACTAACTGATGAAGGAAAAAAAATATTTTATGATAATTATCCAAATGGTATTCATATTCATACACCCGAAGCTGCAACACCAAAAGATGGTCCTAGTGCTGGTGTAGCATTTACTTTAGGATTTTTATCACTAATGTTGAATCTTAAAGTTGATAGAGAATTAGCTTTAACTGGTGAAGTTGACTTATTAGGAAATGCAACAAAAATTGGTGGTGTTAAATATAAAGTTCAAGGTGGTTTTAAAGCTGGTGCCAAAAAAATATTTTTACCTTCTAGTAATAAAGAAGATGTTGATAAAACAAAAAAAGAATTACCTGAAATATTTGATGATGAACATGAATGTTTTTTTATGGATCATGCTTTAGATGTAGCTAAAGTTGCTTTAATAGATTTTGATACAAAAAAACATTTACTTAAAAATTATAATTAATTTTATTTTGGATTTAAAATATATTTTTAATATTAAAAATATAAACGTGTAAAACTATCAAATTTATTTAAAACTAATATTATAATATAATACTATTTTATATAAATTCTATGAATAATTTTTGTGATTTTAATATTACAAAAGATATAAAAATTAATAAAAAATATTTATTAAGCACTTCTCTTTTTTATTTAAATGATCCTTATAAAAATAATTCTAGATATATTGATGGTTTAAAAAAATTAATCGATTTTTTAAAAGAAAAAAAAAATTTTATTTTAAGAATTTATTATGATAATTCAATTTTTGAAAATATAGAATTTAATAATATTTTTAATACTTTGAAAAATAATGAATATGTAGAATTAGTTAATTATTCATGTAAAAAATTTATTAAAAATAATTATCATTTTGGAACTTTTGGAACTTTAATAAGATTTTTACCTATATTTGATCTAAATGATAATAATGATAATTTTGAAATTATTTATATTATAGATATTGATGACTCTAATTATGATTATATTGAAAAATATATTTATGAACTTCAAAATAGTAATAAAAATTTTTTGTTTTATGATTGGAAAAATTATGGTGATAGATATTTTAATAAATTTAATAATAAATTTGGTAATCTTATTCTTGCAAATATTTTTGTTAAAGATTATAAATTTAATATTAAAATATTTACTGATTTTTTAGATGAAATCTATAATAGTGATAAACTTTATAAAGAAATATACAAAATTAACAAATTTTATTTTAATAATAAAAATAATGATGTTTTATCTACTTATGGTGTAGACGAATATTTTTTAAACAAATGTTTAATTAATAAATTGAACAAAAATCAAATTATATTTTCTAGAGAAAATTTTTATTTTAATTTCTATTTAAAAAATTTACTTATTTTTGATCCTAATAGCACTACTATTAATTTATACTTTAAAGAATTAATATCTTTATTTGATCAAAATATTCTTAAAAAAAATTTTAATAATTATGAATTAAGAAATATTTTATATCAATGCATTAATTTTAAAAAAAATAAATATTATAACAATTTTATAAAAAATTATTTTATATTCTGTAAAGAATTTAAACCTATTACTATTAAATATTATGAATTAGCTTATTATATATTTAATGAAGTATATATTGACGATTTATTTGATAATAATTTTTGCGGTATGTCTTGGTATTTAAAAAAAAATTGGAAAAATATTCCTAAACAAATTAAAAATAAAATTATTATTTAATTAATTATTTTATTGTTAGCCATTATTTCTTGATAAATATCATCCACACAAGTTAATTTTATTCTTAAATATTCATTTTCGATTTGTTTAGATTTATTATCTAATTCTATATCTTGCTCTACCAACAATTTTTCATTTATCATATTATTTTCATCAATTATACTATAAATATCTTTATATTCCATATCAAGAACTTCCTTTACATCTATATTAAATCTTATAAATTTTGGTTTTAATATATCATTTATTTGTATATCATCTTGATATTTTTTTATTTCTATACTTAATCTATCGCATATATTATCATTTATTAAAATATTTATAAAAGGTTCGATTTTTTTGGTCGCTTTTGCTATTGTTACTTGTGATACATTAAATTTATCTGCTATTGTTTTTTTTTGTATATTTAATTTATTTAAACATATCATCAAATAAATAGAACCTGTTGCTAAACTTAGTGGTGTATGAACTGATGCAATTTGTAATTTTGCTATATTATTAGAAATTTGAATTGCTTGTTTTGTATAAATATCTTTTATTTTTAATTCATCACAAAATCTTGTAATAAAATGTTCTGGTTTTGTAAAATTAACTTTTAATTCCATTTTTTTTAATTTTGCTAACTTCTTAAATATTTTACAACCTTTTGTTATTTCTGTATATTTTAAATCAAACAATTCTCCTATTTCTTTTGGAGATCTCGTTTTATTCTTCTTTTTACAAGCAAATAATATACATGATGCTATTACACTTATTCTATTTCTACCTCTTATTATAATTGATTTTCCTTTATTTTTACCTGTTAAATGTTTACAATCTGAAATATTTTTATACATAATTTTTGCATCATCTTCAATACATTTTAAAATATTTCCTTGTTGACATTTTGCTGCAATTATTTTAAATACTTCATTTAAACTTCTTTCTTTATATGGCATAGCACTCCATCCATGTAATGTTTTTATTCTACTTGAACAATTACCTGATATAGTCGTTGCTGTTGATGATTGTGGTAATAATTGTGATATAGAATGTGAAGCTCGATTATTATCTCTTCTATTATCATCATTATATTGAATATAATCTGATTTTAAATCTATCAATGTTGATAATACTTGACCACAATTTTTACATACAATTATCCCATGAGTCGTATCTTCAACTATACAATCACTATTACAACTATTACATGATAAATTATTATTTGTTTCATTATCTTCTTTTTTATCTTGATATATATCATCAATTAATTCATAATATTTATCAAATTTATCAAATTCATCATCAAATTCTTCTAATTCTTCTAATTCTTCTAATTCTTCTTCTAAATTTTCGAATTCTTCATTATTTATTTCCATTATTTCATTAGAATTAACTATTTTGAGATCAGCTTCATTATTTATTTTTTTTTTTTTAAAGGATTTTCAGAACTATAAAATTCATCTAATTCATTAGATATTAATATTTTTTTCATAATAATATTTATTATTAATATTATTAATTAAAATCAATTTTTATTATTAAAAAAATATTATTTAAGTTTTATAATAAATCATTTTATTATTATCTAACTTGATTTTTATTGTCATTTTATATTTATTATAATCTAACATATTTATTATTTCTTTAATCGTTTCATTCGCATTTTTTGATTGAATAGAAATATTTAAATCATTATTATAATTATAACCTTTATCTCCCTTTTTATCTGCTAAATGTAAATTAAAATTTGTATTTTGTAGAACTTTTTGAACTGGCATATTTTTGAAAATATCAATTAATAATAATTTATATTTTTTTTTATCTGAAATTATATCACCATTATTTTTTTCAATTATACATTCTTCAATTGTTGATGATAACAAATCTGTTTTTAATAATTTATCTTTTGTTATATATTTTATCTCTTTTATTGGTTTATCATTTTTTTTATCACTTTTATTTTTTTTTGAATTTTTCTTTTCAATTACTTTACTCATAACTAATAAAATAATTAATGGTATTATAATTAATATTCAATTTTTAATTTATATATGTATTTCTATTATTATTACACATTTTAACATTTCAAATGTGGAATTAATATTAGAAAGAAATATAAATATATATTATTTAAAATGATTATATAATGAACAGAGTAGAACAAATGGTAAAAGTTCAAAAAGAAGCATTAGAATTATTCACAAAAAAAAATATTGATTATGGTGATGCGTTTGCTAAATATGGAGTTATTGGTGTTTTAATGAGAATAGAAGATAAGTTACAACGTTCTATGTCTATAACAAAAAATGGAGTAAATTTAATACATGATGAAGGTATTAGAGATACACTAATTGATTTACATAATTATTCAGCAATGGCGTTAATGTTATTAGATGAGTAATCTGGTGTAATATTTTATATAAAAAAATAATTTCTTTATTATTAAATAGATGAAATTATTTTATTTATTTTTATTTTTGCTACCATTTATTAGTGGAAATTTATTTTTTTTAAATTTAATTAAAAAATTTAATTTATTATTAAAACCAATTAGAACAGAAAAAGATATTGATATTAATTATTATACAGGAAAGTGGTATCAAATTGCAACTTCACCTTCTACAAAATTATTTGGAACTGGTACAAATTATTCACATGTAACTGCCGATTATGAATGTATGGATAATTGTTATAATATAAGTGTTTATAATAAAGGAATTAATAATGAAGGTAATTTAGTATCAATAGAAGGTTATAGTTATGCAAAAAAAAATCCAACAAAAAGAAAATTAAAATTTTATAATTTACCTTTTACTGGAAATTATTGGATAGTAAAATTAGGACCAGTTGTAAAAAATAAGTATGAATATGCAATAATAACAGGACCATTGTCACAATTTATAGGAACAAGATTTTCATTATATGTATTATGTAGGAATATTAATGAATTTAAAGAAAAATATGAAAATGAAGTTAAAGAATGGTGTATTGATAATGGATTTAGTTTACCTTGGAATAAATATATAGAAACAAAACATAAATAATATATAAAAATAAATTTTAATTAATTTAAAAATTGATTAAAAAGTTTAATATTAATATTATAAAAAAAAGTATGAATATAAAAAAAATAGTAAATAAGAATTGGTTAAAAATAATAGATGAAATTGATAATGAAATTATAGAAGAAACAGAAAAAAAATATAATGAATTATCTGATAATAAAATAATTTATCCGAAATATAAAAAAATATTTAATTTTTCAAATTATTCAATATTAGATGATATAAAAGTTATAATAATAGGACAAGATTCATATCATGGTACATTTTATAATAAAAAAGGAATAAAAAAACCCCAAGCAAATGGATTATCATTTTCAGTACCCAAAGGTTGTAAAGTTCCTCCATCATTAAATAATATATATGAAAATTTAAAAAAATATAATCATATAATAGATAAACCAGATCACGGAGATTTAAAATATTGGTCATATCAAGGAGTATTATTATTAAATTGTAGTTTAAGTGTTGAAGAATCTAAACCAAATAGTCATAAAGATGTATGGAAAGATTTTACAGATAAGTTAGTAGAAATAATTTCAAAGAAATATAAAAATTTAATATTTCTTTTATGGGGTAAAGAAGCATATTCAAAATTAGAAAATAATATAATATTTAATAATGATCATTATTTTCTAATTTCATCTCATCCATCACCATTTTCTGCATATAATAATTTTAGAAATTATAAATCATTTATGGAAACTGATCATTTTGGTACAGTAAATATGTTATTAAAGAAAAATAATAAAAAAGAAATAGATTGGCAAATAATTTAATCTTTTAAAACGTCATAAATTTCATTTAAAATATCAGTATTACAAGAGATATCTGGAGAATTATTATTTCTAAAATTACATTTTTTAGATTTTTTTTTAGGTTTACATTTTTTAGAATTTTTTTTTATAAAAATATTTTTGTCAAAATTGTTTTTAATAAATTTAATATCTTTTTTTTTACCAGTAAGATTATCAATTTCATCATTTAAATTAATTTTGTTGTTACATTCATATTTTTCATGCTTATATTTTTTAGAATTTTTTTTTGGTTTACATTTTTTAGAATTTTTATTATGTTTAACAAAAATTTTTTTATTACAAGAAGAACTAGAAGAACTGGATGAACAAGAATTATTGCAACAATTATTTTTACTACTTTTTTTTTTAGAATATTTAGAATGAGAAGTGCATTTTGTAGATGAAGTTAAATAACTTTTTTTATGAGAATTAGAATTTTTAATTTTATTATTAATATTTAAAAATAATTTAGATAATAAGTCATAAATATAAATAGTAACATAATAAAATTTATTATAAAAAAAGCTTAAATTTTTAATAATAGATTTTTTATAAGTTTTATCATGATAATTATTAGATTTAAAAGATTTTAAATCATCAATAATACTAGCACAATCATTTTCAGAACTAGAAGAATAATCACTAGTATTAGATAAAATAGAACTACTATGTATAGTAGAACAAGAACTACTAAAATTTTCAGAACAAGAATCAGTTGTTAAGTTTTCTAAATCGTTGTGACATAAATTATTGTCAGTGGTTGTATTTATGATATCAGTTTCGGTAAATTTTTTTTTGTGAACCATTTTATTTATAATAATATAAGAAAGTTTTTTTTTAAATATAAAAATAGTTAAATAATAATGTATAATTATATATATATATATTTTATATGGAAATTATTTCATACTTATCAAGTTTTTCTTATTATATACGATTAATAACCACTCTAGGATTTTTATTATATTTCTATAACTTTTTTTATAAAAATTGTAATCAACAATATAAAATAACAAAAAATAATAAAACCAAAAAAGTAGTTAAATCAAGAATTTTATTATCATTTACTTATTTTTGTTTAATATTAATGTTTTATTTTAATTTTACTTATAAAGTATTTTTATTCATAATAAGTATAGTATCAATGTTATCATTATTATTTATGGAAAAATATAGTTTTAAAAATGATAGTTTAATTTATCAATTTGATAAAGTAAAAGTAGTAAGAATTTTCTGGAAATTTTTTTCTACAATAGTAAAAATTTTATTATTATCCTATCTACCATTATTTGAGATTATTGATAATAAAGTAGAAAATTATCAAAATAATATAAAAAATATATATACTAAAGTAATAGACGGTGAAGATAGTGATGAAAAAAGATTATTTAATAATATAATAAATTTAAATGAATCAACATCAAAATCAAATGAAGATGATGATGAAAAAGATAATTTAATTTCATCATTTTCAGATTATATTTTTAAATCAAGTAGAAATTCCAAAAAAATAAATATTTTAAATGAAGAAAATGAGAAAGTTCAAAACAATGATGATAATGAAGAAGAAAAAGATAATGAAGAAGAAAAAGATAATGAAGAAGAAAAAGATAATGAAGAAGAAAAAGATAATGAAGAAGAAAAAGATAACAAATTAAAAGAGAAAATAGATGAATATAAAGATTTAAGTAAAAATATTAATGATAATGATAGTCCAGTAGAAGATTTAAATTCAACAGAAGCTAATTAAAATAAAATTATTATAATTATATATTTTATAATTATAATATTTATTTTGCACATATTGATAGAGGTAATTCTCATAATAAGATGTTTTTTTAATATTATAAATATTAATAATATAAAAAAAATAATTAAGTTAGAAAAATAAAAATTGATTATAAAATAAAATAGTTTAAGATTAATTCTACTATAATATAGTATTATTAAGAAATGAAAGAAAATAATGATAATAATGAGTTGACTACTGGAAAGATCTTTGATTTAATGGATTATAGATTTAAAAAAAAATATATATTATATGAACATTTACATAATTCTTATAATGAATTAGTAAATAATATAATAAAATATTATTCAACAAATGATAATATATTTGAAGAGAATCGAGTAGGAGATTTAATATATAAATATAGATTCAAGTTTGAGAATATATTTGTAAGACCGCCATTAAATGAGAATGGTGATTTATTAATGTATCCGATGGATGCTAGAGATAGGAATTTAACATATAGTATAAAACTAGTAGCAAAAATAACTCAAATACAGGAAGTTT